ACCATCAGGCTGGCTGGCGGCAGCGGCGGCTGCGGGCAGCTCGGCGGGGGCGACGGTCGCTTGCCAGCGCTGGTGCAGGCGCTGGTTGCCAGCGCGAAGATCAGCGATAAGGCGATCAGAGGCTTTCTGTGCATCGTCCTTTTCCTTTTCATATGTGGCAGCCAGATGATTGGCTGCTTGAGCGCTTGCGCGTTCCGCTGCAAGCACGTCATTCGCCTCGGCCAGTGCCGTCATGGCGGCATCACGCTCATCGCGAGCCTTGTCTCGGGCAGCGGAGGCGACGTCGGCAGCCCGGTGCGCTTGGGCAACCGAACCCCTTTGCCAGATGGCCAGGACGCTCAAGCCAAGCAGCAGCGCCAAAAGCACCCGATTCATGCCACAGGCTCCTCGACGGGAGGGACGACCACTCCCAACTGCTTGAGCGCGGACTCCAGCGAGATGACGCGAAGCCTCAGCCGATGAGCATCCTCTTGCGCCTTCATGCGCAAGCGAACCTCTTCGTTGTACTGCTTGACCACCTCCGCCTGGGAGGTCTCCAACGACTTCACCCGCTCAACGAGCCCGTTGAGCAGATCTACGTTGGCGTCGGTTTCGGTGCGCTCTTTGCGGCGCGCAAGAACCGCACCCCACGTTTCCCGGAGCAGCCACAGCGCGACTGCGCTGGCGGCCAGCCACCACGGAGCCCCATTCCCGTCGACGCCCCCGGTCACTTCAACGCCTCGGCGATACCTGCCGCAACCACGTCGGCGTTCCAGTACATGCCACCGTTCTCATGCTTTGCGATGGCGGTCGCGAGGCGCCCCAATGTCACCGGGTTGTCCAGGCGGATGACTTCGGACGGCGACACACCTACTGCGGTGGCTACCTGCCGGACGTAGGCGCCAGTATCGTTCTCCACCGGAGGCGCCCAGCGCCCGATGATCTCTTTCACGGTGCGCAGGCCGTGCTTGCGCTGGTAGGTGAGCAGGGTCTTCGCCAGGGCGCGGAACCCGGCCTGCGGTGTCAGGAACACGCAGAAGCGCTGCTCGCGCGCGATAGCGGCGACGGAGCGATCCTCACCCTGCCACGGCGTGCTGGTGCGGTCGATGTTGCCAGGATTGTTGTTGCGTACGCCGCGCGGCGTGCTGGTGGTGCCCATGCGATTCCCCGATGTCGCTGTGGAAGAACCGGCACCGCTCACGCCACCCGGGCATCTGTGAGCGGTGCCGGCCTGTCGATTACGCCTTGGTCGCGTTGCCGGGCGAAAGACGGACTTCGGCGGTCGTCTGCCCGGTGGAACCGGCAGCCCAGGCAAATGCCGCACCGGTGATGTCGCCGGCCACGGCGGTCGCGGAACTACCGTCGACTGCCTTGGCGCTTGCGCTCCACACCAGCTTTTCACCCTGCTCGAAGACCGCCGTAGGCACCTTCGGCAGCGTGAACACGCCGCTCAGGGCTACGCTGCCCGTCGCGCCGGCGGCGATGTTGACCAGGGCAACCCCCAGCTGATGACCGACGACAACCGCCTGACCCGATGCAACCTGCTGTTCGGTGGTGTTGGTCCAGGGGATCACGTCCCCATCGGATACGAAGTTCTGTGCCATGTCTCAGTGCTCCAGTTGGGGATCAGCCGCAGCGCTGCACGCCGCGATAGTCGAGGGCGGCAATGCCGAAATCGAGGCGGGCCTTCCAGCGCACACCGTCGACGGTGAAGCCTTCCTCGTAGTCCAGGAAGGGTTCGGTGATCCCATCAAGGAATGCGACCTCGATGGCCGGACAGTCGTTCGGATCGGCGAACAGGTACCACTTGTCGTCCTTGATGCGCGCTGTGTCGACGATGTCGCGGAAGAGACCCTGCACCGCGTTCGGGCGCTGCAGCTTTCCTTCAGCGTCCGGGTCGTACTCGGCCTTGTTGGTGACACGCGCGGCACTGCCGTACTTGGTCGGACCGAGCCAGAGTGCCGGCGACAGATCCAGCACATCGTTCCCGCCCACGTCCTTCTGCTGGGCTAGCTGGACGCGCATCGCGTCGACCGAGGTGACGCTCGGCACTGCTGCCGCCAGGATGTTGCCGTGGTCGGCGTGGAAGAGCGTCTTGTTGGAATCCAGCTTCGGATTGCTGGCGAGGAACGCATACGCGTCGGCCTCAATGGTCCGCTTTGCGGCACGACCGAAGGCGGTTGCCAAGCCGAGGAACGCACCCAGGTCGTCGTTGATGATCGCCTGACGCGTCAGGTTGATGGTGTTGCCCTTGGTGCCAGCGGTGATGGTTGCCTTCTCGCCGTCCGGGATCTTCTTGTTCTTGAACTCGCCAGCCTCAGTCAGCTTGTCCAGGTTGCCAATGCTGCCCACGCGGTAGCGCGAATGCTCGCGGAAATCACTGACGGTGCCGGTGACGCACCAGCGGGACCAGGTGTCCGGCGCAACGGCGTAGGCCGCCTGCAGCGCCTTGTGCATCGTGCTTTCGAGCAGCACCGGGAAGTCACTGCCGCTCTGCGTGAACGCGCGGCCGACCAGCTCCAGCTTCGCCATGCCATCGGTGCGTACGCCGCAGCGCTCCAGGCTACGACGGGCCAGGTCCATCAGGGTCAGGCCGCGCACTGGATTGTCACCGGTGAGCGCGAAGATTCGCTTGGTTGCGGGATCGATCACCTGGGCTCGGTGCAGCAGCGCATGCGTCACAGCGGAGCGCTGCAGATCCTGCTCGTCCTCGGTGACGCTGATGCGGTTGATGTTGCCGCCAGCAGCGGCATCGCGCTGCTCCAGCGTGGTCAAGATCAGGCCACGCACGTGGTCGACCGAGTGACCAGCGCGAATCCAGCCAGCTGCATGCTCGGTCTGGCCGTGGCGGGCTGCCAGCTCCACGATGTCGGCTGCGCGCGTGTCACCTTCCGGAGCCTGAGCTGCGGCCGGCGCTGCCGGAGCCGGGGTGTTGTTGATGGGTTCCTGCTGGACCGCCGATTCGGCGGCGCGGGCGGCGGGCTGAGGCATGGTGTGCTCCTGCGACGATGCGCTACGGGTGAATACACAGGGGGTCCCCTGTGCGGGTTGATTGCTGCGGGTACCTGCTGCCGGGTCTGCCGGCACAGTGACGAAGCTGATCTCGCTCGGCGTCCACTCCACCGCGCGGTAGATCGGCAAATCGCCGGGGTTGACGGCGCGCTCGATCTCATAGCGCTGCACGGTGTAACCAACCGAGATATTGCGAATGATTCCGGCACCGATATCGGCGATTACGCCGGCCAGCTCCTCGCGACCGGAGAGACGGATAAGGGCGTGGCCTTCGCCATTGGAGAGCCAGGCGCGATCAACCACTCCCATCTGTGAGCCGATACCCCAGGTGTTATGGCTGTCCAGGACCGGTGCAGCGCCAGACGACAGACGCTCCATGTTGCAGGCAGCCTCATCAACTACCAGCTCTTCCCAGTAGTACGTGTCGTTCCACCAGTCGTAGCGGCGCACTCGGGTACCGGCGGTCCACTGGAGTTCGATCGTGCGTGCCTCGCTATCGAAGCTGGTCGGCTGCAGCTCGGCCTCACGCAACTGCGGGGGCATGAGGCGCGTCGTACCGTCCTGCGTCGGAGCCTGGATTGGCTGGGGCATGGTCATTCCTCGTTGGTTGGTGAGGCGTCGACCAGGCCGGTCCGGGCGCCACTGGATTGAAGGAAAGTCATCAGACCGAGGGCGCCGGTCTCTTTCATCCGCTTGAAGTCCTTGCCCATCTCGACGTAGACCGCATCCGGGTCGTAGCCACGCCGACGCAGCGCTTCACTGGGTGAGTTGAGACCGGCGCCCATCGCTGCGATTTCCGATTCGATGTCCTGCTTGGGGTTGACGTAGTCCCAGCGCGGCGTGCTCCAGTCGGCAGTGCTTCCCGTGGAACGCACCCCACCGCCAAGCGCAGCTGCTTCGTCAAACCAGCGCCAGATCGGCTTACACATCTGCGGGACGAGCACCAGCCACTGCATCTGCTCACAATCACGACGGAACTCCATCTGCCGGATGCGGGCACTGGAAAAGTTCACCTCACGCATATCACCGGTGGCCGACTCGTAGGGGACACCGATGCCAGCAGTGATGATGTGCGCGTTAAACTTGCAGTATTCGACGTATCCCCCTGCCGGCTTTGGCTCGACAGTCTGGAAGGCGGTGGCACCAGTGATGTGGGTGACGCCACCGCTGGGCAGTGGCCCAAGGTCGGTGACCTGGTCGCGATCTGAGCCGAGCTGCGAAGGGCCGTCATCGTCCGCGTTGGACATCGAGTCGATGTCGCCACTGACGATAACGCCAAGCCGCGCTTCCAGGTTCTTCCGCGCCAGCTCGGCGTCTTCGTACAGCATTAGGTCGCGCACTCGCGCGATCACCGGGGCGAAGCGCGTAATGCCGCGTCCCTGCCCGGGGCGGACGGGGTTGTAGAGGTGGATGATGTCGGATGCCGGCACCAACGAACTGCTCAAGCGTACAGAGCCGCGCACAGCCTCACCGGGATGCGCTCCGAACAACCAGTAGCCGCGAATCCGACCGATCGCGTCGTACTCAATGCCGTTGATGATCTGACCACCGCCCGACGCAGACCCGTTCTTGTTCCCGTCCAGCCAGTCGATCTCCAGTACCTGAAGCTGCAGCGGGACCGCGAGACCGTCCGACTGACGCCTGGTGCGGCGGCGAATCATGCTTTCACCGTCCTGCTCCATCGCGCGATACGCAGTAGCCATGAGGCCGTAAATGTCCGACTTTCCATCCGCGTCCGCCACGTCCGCCCAGCGGCCCCATAGGGTGTCCAGCGCAGGAGCGTTCGGCCCTTCGGCCTTGGGAGTAATGCCAGTCCCGATCGTTGCGCTGACCAGCACCTGGAGGGACCGCGCGCAGTACGGAACGTTCTGCACCAGTGCCCGAGCGCGGTTGCGCAGCTCGCGGGCGTCCGCCAGGTGATCGGTGTTCGCGCTGGCCCCCGCCCTACGAACACGCCAACCGTCAGTGCGCGAGGCGCCCTCGTAGGCACGTACCGCCTCCAGCGTCGCCCTGGCGCGGTGACGCTTCAGGGCTGCCTGCGGAGAAATGGCGCCGATGACCCTGTCCAGCAGCGAGGCCGCCATGTCAGAAGCCCCTCAGCGTCGTGAAGCGGTAACGGCGCGTGGCCGACTTCCGTCGTCCAGCCGTCGTGGCGGCAACCTCAGCCTCCATGCGATCCAATGCGGTCAACATTGCTTCGACGGACTGATACGTGATCTGACGATCACCATGCCGAACGGACAACTGGCCGCTGGCGATGGCGGCCTTCAGCCTCTGCACATCGTCTTTAGTCCAGCTCATCAGTGAGGCATCCGCGAGATCATGGATGCCAGTTTCCTGATCAAGTGCGGGTGAGTCTCGGGGAACTCACCCGCACCCCCTACTCATTGGCGCAAGGCTCATCAAGCAAGCGGTACAGCGTCCGCCTGTCGATCCTGAACCTCCTACACAGCGACCGTACTGACTCCTGTTCCTGCATTCCTTTCCGGATCTCATCCACAGGGTAGGCACTGCTTTGCATGCTGGCGGGGATGTACAGATCCTGGGCTGGGTACTCCTCGACAAGATAGGCCACCACGGCCTCCACAACGCTGCGTATATCGTCGCTGTCACATCGCAGGCGCAGCGCGGCGCCGACCGCGAGTTCCTCCGTTAGCTCACTGATTCGCACCTTGTTTCGGACTGTGTTCCTGCTCACCACTGCCTCCCCATGCCGCGAGGCTGCGCAGGCCGTTGCCGGCGAGGCACACTCGATGTTTCACGGGAATCAGTGGGAGCGTCGGCCCTCGACGCAGCAGATGGCGTTTCGCGTGAAACGCTCACGCTTGGCGGCGCAGCCAGCCGTTGCTCCAGAAGGTCCCAATCGGAACGCGTGAAGCGGTTGATACGGACCTCTGGGTGATGGGTCGCCGCGTAGGCATACACCCATGTGTCCAACGGCTCGTTTCGGGCCACCTTCTTCTCAAATCTATTCTTGACTGGGTTGTAGACCTCCGACACCAGGCCCGGGAAGAACTCCTCGGGCAGCTGGTCACTGAGGTGGACCATGCGATTCTCGGGCTTGCGCTCGGCGTCGGCCGACAGACGGCTGTAGAGGTAGTGCTTGGCTGCAACGGTCCCCACGTGGTTGATGGTGATGCCGCGCTTGTCAGTCTTGCCCTTCCAGGTGACGTCAGCCAGCTTGCCCTTGGACAGCACAGGAGCGTTGTTGGGTACAGCACCAAAGATGCACATTGGTCGGGTGATGCGTCGCTGACGGACGTAGTTCTTTACGGCCTCGGTGCGGTGGCCACCAGCGTCGATGGCCACTGCCATCGGCCGTAGCAGCGCGCCATCTTCGCGCTCGATTGCGCGGTTGAGCAAATCGGTCAGGGCTACCCACACCGCTTCCTCGGCTGGATCGCCCTGCAGTTCCACATAGTCCAGCGTCCAGGCGGTCATACCCCGCCCCCAGCCGACGACGTGAATAGCAAGACGGTTGTCCTGCGTATCCACACCTACGGTGATAGCCAGCACACCTTGCGGAGCCGAGCGAAGCGCATAGGGCTCGGCACGATCCTTGATGACGTTGTGTTTGACTGCCCGCATTGCGGGGTCTTCCCACGTCTCGGCCAGGCGGTCATTCACGAAGGTCTTGAGCGAAGCTGGATCGCCCTGCGCCTCCAGCCATTCTTTGACCAGGTCCAGCCAGCGTGGACCCAAGCCAAACTGGTAGTACAGGCAGTTGATGGTGTAGCCGCGGATCGGCGAGTCAGGATTGGCAGCGACCCAGCGCCCCTTGGCGATCATCTCAGTCTTGAAGTGCTCCTCGATCGCGACGCCACACTCGCAGCACGCATACCACGCGCGACTCTTGTCGGGCGACCACACCAGGCCACTCCACTGCAGCGCCTGGAAGTGGCCGCAGTGGGGACACGGCACGTGGTACCGGCGCTGGTCACTCTTGTCGTACAGCTTCGCAATCCGGCTAAGTCCGGCGATGCCCGGGGTGCTGATGTACTGCCGCTTGTAGGTGGTCGGGAAAGACGATGTGCGGCCGTCCAGCATCTTCACCGGATCGTCGCCAGTGGAGAGCTGCTGCGGCGCCTCATCGATCTCATCCACCTGCAGGTACTTCACCGTCGAGGACTTCAGGCGCTGCGGGCTGCCCATGTGTTCCACGAACAGCTGGCCGCCGGCAAAATCCTTGAACGTGCGCTGGTTGGCGCTGTCGCGGCTAGCGGTGCTGGTCAGCGCCTTCTTTACAGCAGCGCAGACCTCGATCATCGGATTGAGCTTCTGGGCAATCCACTTGTTCATGGACACCTCGCCCGGAAGCGCATACATCATCGGCCCTGGAGCATAGTCCATCCAGTAGGCCATCGCGTTCGTCGCTAACTGGCTCTTGCCGAACTGGATCGGAAACATGCAGACCTGGTCATGTACCGGGCTGCGGGCAGACATGTTGTCCATCGGCTCCCGCAACGGCGGGTTGCGATCGGTCACCCAGCGCCCGGGCTTGCTACCGCTCTTTGTGGACAGGCGCATGTGCTCATCGCACCACTGCGACACGCTCATGGGCCGTCGCGGCTGCAGCGAGCGGGCCAACACCGATGCCAGGCAGTGCTGTGCCTGCATCATTCCGAAGCCTCCGCAGCCTTGGCTGCCAGCGTGCGGAAGCCCTGGCTGAGCTCTTCCAGGGCGTGGCTCACCTCATCCCAGACCAAACGCCGGCACCCGGCCTCATCCAGTGTCGCGGCGAGCTGCGGCGCCAGCGTATCGGCGAGGCGCTCCATCGCTCCCCGGAACGTCGTGGCGTGCTCAGCCAGGAATGCCTCCACGTCCGCGCGCGGCAGTAGCAACCCCAGCTCCTTCTGCAGCGCGATGTGGGCCATGTGCGCATCGGTCTCGGCCTTGTCGGCCAGCGCTTTGGCCTTGCGCGCGGAATCCGGGGTCTGCGGCCGGCCGGCCCGTGAGGGCCTGGAATCGTCCTCGTCGCTATCCTCTTCATCGTCATCGATGTCGGGGGCGAGAGCATTGGCACCCTCCCCGCTCCCCACCAGCGCGCTACCGCGCTCATCTGCGTGGCGCTGGGCGACACCGGCATAGACCGGGTCTGCGGTGCGAGCGTAGAGCTCCAGGGAGGCGGCCTTCAGGAATCCCTTGCCGCCATCACCGACCACCACCCTGCCCTTCTTCCTCAGTTCTACCACGTAGGACGGCTTGCAGCCGATCAGCGAGGCCAGCTCTTTGCCAGTGATCGTCACGTCTTCCTCAGCCATTGATTCCCCCTACTCCATTTCCTTCGAAGATCGTTAAAGCGGAAAAACGCGCGCGCGTGAGCATGTGCGGGCTGTGCGGTGGCGTGTGCGGGATGCGATAGCCGCCGAATCGACGTGGCACAAGGCGTGTGCGGTGTGTGCGGGATGTGCGGTCACCCACATACGCACGCGAGACGCATTGCGGCTTTGCAGCGCGATACCCGTTCGCGCCCGCGCCCGCCCATGTAGGCCGATGCCCGCACGTCCCGCACACGCCTACTGCTGCAAGCGATTCACGGCAATTCAATGCCCGCACATCTGCCCGCACATCCCGCACTCCCCGCACGTCAATGGGCATAGTGATCACGCACGCCCCTTGTAGTCGGAGTACATGCGGCGGAAGGACACGACCTGGTCGCCAAGCCATGCTGCCTCTGTCTTCCCGTCAGGCACCGTGCAATCGCCGAGCATCAGGAAGCCATGTGGCCCGTTCACGGTCTGCTCGATCTGGTAGCGCTTCCGGGCCCGGTCGGGGTGGATAATCTGGCGCTTGCGCACCAGTGCGTTGATGAACTTTGGTGACGGTGCCGGGCGCGGCAAGCCCTCACGCGCGCACCAGGCCTTATAGACCTCGTACCACTCTTTCGAGAGCGCCGGCATGGGCTTCAGCCCGGGAATGTCATCGCCGTAGAGCTCGTCCAGGAAGCGCTGCGGGCTGTCCTGGCTCAAGCCGATCAGCTCTTCCTTCGCATGGGTCATCGGCGGATGGGTGCCGTTGGTGAACCCGGTCAGGTCAACCTGCAGCAGGTAGTGGTGCAACGCTGCCGTGGCGCCATTGCGGATATCGGCCAGCACCTCGGTATAGAACTCTTGACTGAGCTTGTCCGGCGTCCAGATCACCGCATGGCGCCGGTCATCTTCCTCCAGCACGACAGGCATCGCCTCGTTGGAGAGGAACACCAGGTTCGCGTGATTGTCTTCCTCGTAGGCCTGGATGTTCTTCGGGTTGATGCGGATGCGGTCACCCGTGATCAGCGCCTTGAGCTTGTTCTTCAGGTGGTACACCTCGGTGCGTGCTACCACCTCATCGGCCAGCAGGAACAGTTTTCGGCTTGCCCAGTCGTTGAACTTGTCTTCCAGCGCCGCCTGGTCAAGCACGCGACCATAGTCACCGTAGAGCTTCATGTACTCATCAAAGAACATGTTCTTGCCGGTGCCCTGCGGACCATGAATGACGATGGTCGATTTCATCTTGGCGCCAGGGTGCTGCAGCGGGTAGGCCAGCCACTTGACCACCCAGTCGTACAGCGCCTTCTGGTTAGCCTCGTTGCCGCACATGTGCCAGAGCAGCTGCAGCAGACGGTCGCAGTTGCCCTCCTGCGGCACCGTCGGCCAACCGGCAAAGAGGTTGCACGTCACCCCGGGTTTCTCGCATGACGGGTCGAAGTCCACTTCCCGCACCCGCACGATGGACCGATCCGAATGCTCCATCCATGCCCTGTGCAGCTCTTTTCGTACGCAGGCATCGCGCATGTCGCCCAGGGCGACCAGCATGTGCTCTTTGTGGTCGAACACCGTGCCACCCTGCCCGTAGACGAGAGCGAAGCGCTCAAGCAGCTCGTTAAGCGAGTGGATCGGGGCAAGACGATCATTCCCCTCGCCCCCATCGCTGGTGATGGAAGGCGCGCGTTTTTCGGCAGGCACCCGCCACGACAGCTCCGTGAGGCGGGCCTCGACTTGGGCGCGAACGACATGCAGGCCTTCCTGGGCGTGCAGATCGTTGAAGTCGCTGACCTTGCGGCCGTTGTCGATGAAGCGCTCCCGTCTAGCCGGCTCATCGGAAAAGAAGGGGTGCAGCACCGCTCCGCCCACGTCCAGCGCGGCGGCCTCGGCACCGAGCAGGCCTGCATTCGACGCGCCGTGCGGCTGCGCGCACGAGGGGCAGAATTGCGGATGGTCGGCGAGCACCAGGCGGCTCTTGCAGTGTCGACACTTCTGCAGCACGTCGTCGTCGGCGCACAGCAGCATCTTGATGCCGCGATAGCGCTTCGCCAGTGCCGAGGCGACGGCCAGCATGTTGCCGGCGTCGAACGCCACTGCCACCGGGTATCCCGTCGCCATGTGCAACGTGGCCGCAGTGGCATAGCCCTCGGCCACCAGCAAGATCCACTGGGGACTTCCGCCGATCAGATGGAAGTGGCCCTTCTTGACCATGCCTGCCGGCCAGTACTCCTTGGCCGGCTTGCGTCCTGCGGCGGCCAGCTTCGCGCTGCGCAGCACCTGCAAGCCATGCACCTGGCCGTTGACGTCCAGCAGCGGGACGAGTGCCGCGCCGGAGGTGCCATAGCGCAGACCGAATCCCTGCACGCCCTTGCTGACCAGGTAATCGGCCTCGCCGGCTGCATTCGCCTTGGCCCAGGCCGACGATGCCCGCTCGGCCGCCCGCTTCGCCTGGGACTGGCGAGCAGACTCGGCCCGGCGACGATCCTCGGCCAACCGATTGCGCAGCGCTTCCCGCTGCTCATCGGAGAAGGTCTTGTCGCGCTTGCGCAGATCGACCTTCGTTGCGCCGTTCTCGTTGCCG